TGGTGAAGGGAAGTAATGGTCGCCACATTGTTGGTGCTTATGATATTACTCCTGAGCAACACATGGCAGTTCAAGCTTGCATTCAAAAGTATGTTGATAACGCGATTAGTAAGACCATCAACCTGCCTACCGATGCAAGCCACGAGGTTGTCTCTAAGATGGCCCTTAAGTATGCACCTTACCTGAAGGGTATGACGGTTTACCGAGCAGGATCGAAGGGTATGGAGCCTTTGGAAGCCCTGTCTCCGACTGATGAGAACATTGCCAAGGCTAAGGAACTTATTGCTGCGGAGCAGGCCGAAACTGAAATGGCTGTGGAAGCCTGCAAGATTGGCGGAGAGTGTGGAGCTTAATTATGGGTGATGCAATTTTAGAGACTTATAACTGCAAGAAGTGCGGAACTAAAAGCTCCGCCTTCATTGAGCGTTCTGATCAAACAGGTCTTTTCTACTACGAGAAAAGAGTTGGGGACAAGATTCATGAGGATGATGTTCCGATGCACGACGGAACGCTGGACCACTCCTACTACCCAGATTACGACGGGGACTCAACTTATTGGTATAAGTATGAGAAGGGGTGGTCTATGGATTACTTTGATACCATTGAGTGTCCCTGTTGTAAGGCAGAGACAGGTAAGAGAGTTTCAATTTACTACTTCAGTGTGGGAGAGGGTAGAAATTCTTACAAGTCTCTGAAAGAACGCGCCCGTTTTGCTCAGGAGGGTATGGATAAGAAGCAAGCAGAGAAGTTTTATAACGAATCTATTGAAGCCTCGAAGGAAAGGGTTAAAACTGGCGATCAACATTACAAGAAGGTCATGCCTAACTTTAAAGCACTTGAAGAGCGAGGTGAGGTCACACGCCTTAGTCCTGAAGCAAGAGAGAAAAAAGTTCAGAATTTGAAAAACAACAACCGTGTTCTAACCAAAGACGGTACAATCGGAAAAGCATCTAGAAGAAAGTAAACCCTGAACCTATCATAAACTATGCCCTACCACATTAGCGACAACACCAAGCGGGGTTGTCTGTATCTTCTCAAGAAGGACATCGAGTTCTTCTCTGAGATTGTTCCTCTTTTGAAGCCGGATTACTTCGACTTCCCTGCCTACAAGAATGTCTTTCTTGGGGTAAGGAATTACTACGACAAGTATCGCAAGCTTCCTTCGGACTCAGTCCTACCGGACTTTATTAATGCTAGCGTCTCTGGCGCTGCTGATACTGGTATCGACTATGAGAACGCGATTGCCGAGATCAACACGATTGATAAGTCGTGCTTGGGTGATCGAGAGTTCCTCTTAGACACCGTAGAAGAGTTCGCCCGTCAAAGGGCGATGGATCAGGCTGTTCGCCGTGCGATGGTAATTCTCAACGAAGAGGGTGAAATTGCTGAGGTTGAAGAGCTTGTGAAGAACGCCTTGCTCGTAAACCGAAATGTAGATGTTGGCCAGGACTACTTCGAAGAGGTCAACGCTCGCCTATACCGATCCTACCAGGACAATAAGGAGCGAAAAATTTCTACCGTGTTTGCGACACATGATAGAAACCTTGAAGGTGGATTGGCAGCTAAAGAGCTTGCTATGGTTGTCGCACCTCCCGGTGTTGGCAAGTCATTGTATCTCGTCAACCAAGGTGCCAACGCGATCTACGATGGTAAGAACGTGCTATACGTCTCTCTAGAGATGAGCCAGGATAAGATCGCAGGCAGGTTCGACTCTGTTCTTACTGAGATCCGTAATGCTGATCTGAAGAAGCCTCAAGCACAACTGAAGCTTAAGGACCGTCTGAACGAGGTTAAGGTTAAGACGAATGGTAGGTTGATTATCAAGGAGTTCCCAACGGGTGCCTCTAACGTGAACCAGCTTCGAGCCCTCCTGGTGCAACTGCGGCTTCACAAGGACTTTGTACCTGATCTCATCATTGTAGATTATCTGGAGCTACTACGTCCAAACCGTATGATTGACTCTGAGTATCAGGCTCAACAGCGTATCGCAGAGGAGCTTCGAGGTCTGGGTGTAGAGAATAACTGCCTGATCTGGACGGCCTCTCAAACCAACCGACAGGCACGTAAGGTCAACATCATCACAGACGCCGAGCTTGGAGACTCGTATGGAAAGATTCGCCCTGCTGACTGGGTTATCTCCTTGAATCAGAACCAGGAGGAGTATGATGAGGGTGCCATGCGCGTCTTTGTTATTAAGGCTCGTGATTCTAAGCAGCACTACCTAATTAATATCGGGGTGGACTACACCACTCTTCAAATGCGGGAACCGTCTCATGAAGAACAACAAGCCGAGTGATTTCCCTTTTATTAGGGACAAGAAGCATGTCTACAATAAACTTATCGACAAGGAGATCGGTGAGGTAAATTTAGGGTGGGCCGTCTTTACTTTTGAGCTTCATTCTGAGCTTCAGCAGGACGATCAAAAGGTCGATGGCTGCTGTCTTTGGGACGAGCGTAAGATTAAATTGGAAATGTCTCTTGATGATATTGACGCAAGGGAGACTATAATCCATGAGATCTATCACTGTATGCTCGAAGGAGCAGGTTTGGACGAAAAGAACTTCGATTCGCAAAGGATGTTCTTGACGAACGAGCAACTGGTGGTATCATTATCTAAGCAGACGATGACTCTGCATCACCTCAACCCTAAACTATTCGCAACGATTTATGCTTGATCCAGAGAACATTACACTAGAAGTTTACGAGACGATTGTTAAGGATATGGGTCAGGTTGCCCGTGATCCAAACGAGGTCGCTAATCAACTTCGTGAAATTTCCTCTCTTTATGGCTATTATTATGGTATCATGATTAAGGCCAAGAGGTTCTTAGACAATTCCGAGGATGCCTTGGAGAATTACAAGGCTTCTGCTCGGACTGAGAAGAGGAGTGAGGGCGTCAAGCTTACCGCTGTCGCCGCTGAAGATTATGTCCAATCCCTGGATCTGACCAGGGAACTAACTACTGAAGTTCGTCGTCTCAAGGAAAATTACGGTTATGCCAAGGGCATCTGCAATACCCTGGAGATGAAGAAAGATATGCTTGTCCAGCTTTCCGCTAACAGTCGGCAGGAATCCAAGCTTTACCAATAACTTGTTAGCACTCGATAGCAAACCAACAGCCTAAAGGAGAAATATAATGGCAAAAACACTAGCAGAACTTCGTGAGATGCACAAGAAGATTATGAACGAGGATAAGCCTCAAGGAGGCGGAGGCCAAGGGGCGTCTAACTGGGCAACGTTCCAGGATGGCGACAACTTTGTGCGATTCCTCCCTGGTAAGAATGACCCCCTTGAATTCTTTGTGGAGGGCGCTGTTCACAAGTATCAGAACAGTGAAGGTCAGTGGCGGAACTACAAGTGCCGTAAACCTGCGGGAGAGAAGTGCCCCGTGTGTGATTATTACTTTGATCTGTGGCGTCGCCACAAGGATCTGAACCTTGGAAAGGATTCGACTGGCAAGAACGTCAAGTCGAAGTACGGGGATATGGCAACCAAGATCAAGGCTAAGGAGCGATTCTATGCTCTTGGTGTTGTGCGAGCCCTTGAAGAAGCGGGTGAAGATCCGATCAAGTATATCGCGATGAGCAAGCAGTTGTTTGATCGTGTCATGTCGGCAATGATCAGTGAGGACTTTCAAGATGAGGATGATCCTGATAACAGCACGATCATTGATTTGGAGCGTGGCAACGACTTCAACATTCGCATTACCCAACAGGGTCAATGGAAGAGCTTTATCGAGTCTCAGGCTAAGTACAAGAAGACTCGTGCTGGAACTCCTGCTCAGGTTGCTGAGTGGATGGAGAATGAACTGAACCTCCAATCTCTCGTTGAGGTTGGTAGCTACGAAGATGGCAAGGAACTCGTTATGAACCTTGAAGCTTCTCTTAACCCTATTAAGACCGAGACAACTTCGGACAGTGGGGAGGATTTACAAGTATGATTACTAAGAAATTTTGGTTGACAGGTCTGCTCGCTGCGATGATGGGCCTAATGTGTGCGTCTTGCGCTCTCGTTG